TAACGACAAAACTTTTATTTATGGAGAAACAAAAACATTTGACGTAAACGCAATAAACAACCTTAGTGGAGAAGTAGCAGAAAAAAGTAAATATATATATGACGCTATTATGACTACGATGTACAATGTTTGCAAAGACTACGCATCTTCTTTGGGGGATTTTGATGAGCCAAGGCTTTTTCCAACCTTTAATATAAAAAAATATAATACTGGAATGGGCATGGGGGCACACTTTGATCAATTAGATGGAGACCAAACCCTAAGATATTCTTTAGTCATGTACCTCAATGATGACTGTGAGGGTGGAGAAATCTCTTTCCAGCTAAAAGATTATGATGGAGGATGGACAAGTTCTGATGGATGGGTAAGAGGTGCTCCAGCAGTAGACTTAGACTATGATGTTGCAGTTGCTGATAAATCTATTGATTTTGGTTTAAAACCTAAAGCAAATAGCGTTGTTATATTTCCAGCATACGCTCCATACTTTCACACAGCACACGTAGTTAAGTCTGGGTATAAGTTTATGGTTCCTGGTCACTGGATTCATAACCACATGAGCCTTAATTCTAGTCAGAGCATGTAATTGAAAACAGCAATAGTTACTGGAGCAAGCAAGGGTGTTGGAAGAGCAACCGTAAAGCTTCTTGAAAAAAGTGGATACAAGGTAATCGCAGCATCAAGAAATATCTCTAAAATGTTAGACCTTGTTTCAGACAATGTTGAAATTTATCAGATAGATGTTACAGACTCTGACCAAATAAAACTATTTGCTGAAAAATATAAAGACATCACTTTAGACTTGCTAGTTAATAATGCAGGTGGTGGATCTAGTCCAACAATGATTATTAATGAAACACCAGCAAACTTTAGAATTGCATATGATATTAATGTAACAGGGCCAATGTATATTTCTCAGTTATTTGTACCAGCAATGGAAAAGTCCACTAACCCAACCATTATTTTTGTTAGCTCATTGGGTGGTAAGGTTCCGTACCGTTCTGGAGGCAATTACATTAATGCTAAAAGAGGTCAGATGGCATTGGTAGATACAATGAGGCTAGAATTTCCTCAATATGGTATTAAAATAACTGAAATTTGTCCAGGCACAATTGATACACAAGAAGAAAGACGTGATAGTGCTATTACCGCTGAGGATATGGCAGAGTGCATTCGCTGGGTATCTGATCTACCAAGCCATGTTAACATTAATCATATTGAGCTAAATCATATTAATAGTAGTAAATTTGGTTAGCCCTATGTATAATTTTAAAATTAACAAACTTGCTGAAGATGTTTATGAAATTGAAAACTTTTTAGATTCTTTAGAGCTAGAGTCAATTTTGGCTATTATTAATCAAGCAACTGAAGATCAATGGCATGACAAAAACTATATTGGTGATGAGAATGATTTTTGGTATGGCAAAAGCTTATTCCTTGGTGAAAATAATGAATTTTGCAAGACTGCTATTTTTGATAAAGTTGATTACATATTCCCATCATATTATTACTGTGAAAAAGAAATAAAAATATCTAGATTTAAAGAGGAAGAAGCAATTGGTCAGCATCGTGATAATGACACAACCCCACAAGGGTATTATCTTGGATACGGCATCGTAATTTACTATAATAATGACTATCTTGGTGGAGAGATTGACTATCCAGAATTAGGAATAACAATTAAACCAAAAGCAGGATCTGCCCTTATTCACGGAGGAGAAATACTGCATGGCTCATTACCAGTCCTAAATGATACTACAAGATATTTTTCAACTATCTTTATGAGGGGTAATGACGAATACCCAGTAACGTTAAATAAAGATCTTCCTTTTTAAATAGGAAACTTCTTCATCCAAACCTTAGTCTTTGGCGTTATTCCATGCCAAGCAGACCAATCTTTACCACCATTACTCATATGATAGGCAACCTGTGCATTAATAACAGGGTTTAACAATTCACTGTTAAAGTTAATGCCAAACTTTTCTTTGCGACCATCCTTTAGCATTCCAATCATATTTATCTGGAATATACCATAAGAATTGTCCCCAGTCTTTTCATTACCATTAAAAGCCATTGGACGACCATTAGATTCTTTCTTAGCTACCGCCCAAGCTTTTACAAGGCCCTCTCCACGGAAACCAACGGCATGAAGAAGTTCCTTTAGTTGACGATCTGTCAGACTAATGGCATCTTGATACTTGTGCAGAACGTTTAAGTCTTTTTTTACTGCTACCAGACTTTTAGGCTTAGAAAGCAAAAAAACCGCTTTGGCGGTTGGCATAGCAAGAACTTCTGTTTTACTTAGATTATTTTCGGTATTTAAAGCATTGGCTGAATTACTCAAAGGAGCAACCAACCCAAGTAGTGCAAGGATTCCAATCCAAACCTTCTTATCTCTTCTCATAATAATAACCTCCTAGAGACTAAAGATGCTACCAGTTGGTAGCACTCTCTAAGTATAGCATCCAAATTCCCCAAAAAGCAAGTTTTTGTGATATTTATTTAAATTATTTTAAATCTCTTAATTTCTTATTTTCATCGTGGTATAATATAAAAATGGCTACATATAGAGGACAAGCGTCTACATACGATATTGGAGAAGCTCCACCATTCGTTAATTGGACTTTTGTCAAGGGAGATAGTGCAGCATTTAAGGTTTATTTAACAGATGATGCAAAAGTACCATTGGAAATTCCTGACTGGAATATTTCTATGCAGATCAAGCGTCCTACTACAACACCAGTTGTTCCTGGAGAAATAACAGACACAGCAACACTTCTTTTAACCTTAGTTCCAATTCAAGATGCAGATGATCTAGATGGTGAGTTTACTGTTTCATTATCACCAGCACAAACTGCAACACTACGAACAAATGATATTTTTGATATTGAGGTTTCTTTACCGCAAGATGCAATAGTTTGGACGGTAGCTCAAGGCAAACTTATTGTCCTTGAAGATGTGACTGCATAATGGCTAATGTTAAGATTTATGACAAGCAGCCAGTATTTACAAAAAGAATTGAACAAGATCTTTCAATAAAAGCATCTGTCAGGGCACCAAGTAAAAATGTTACAATTAACTCTGTTTTACCCTTTAGAATTAGATTAACAGCAATACGGATTGAGGCTAGTGGTTTATCTACTGTTGTACCAATCCCGTTGCAAATTATTGGCTTTAGTAACTATATACTTTGATATAAATATGATATAATGGGCATATGTCCAGACTACCGCTTAGCACAGTAAAAACCACATTTCAAACAGGTGATCGTCCATCACAAACGGACTACGAAAACCTAATTGATTCAACAGCAGCACAGGCAACAGACCTAGGTACTTCTGGTAACAATGAAAATACTATTTCAGACATTCAGAATGCAACAGTAATTGACAACTTTGACGGTACAGTCTGGAGAATGGTTAAATACTTAATCTCTATAAAGAAGACATCTGCTGGAGATAATAAATTTTATGCAACAGAATTAACAATACTTGTTGACGGTACAAATGTAAACGTCAGCGAATATGGAACAATAGACAACGATGGGAACATTGGCACCATTAGCGTCTCTAGGGTGGCGGATACAGTAAATATTTCTGTAACGCCAGTGGTGGGTATTACGCCTATAACCGTACGATTTGCTCGTATGGGTTTAAAGGCTTAACCAACAAGGAGATAAGAAATGGCAACAGTAAATAAAGACTTTAAGGTAAAGAATGGGCTCATTGTTGAAGGTACAACAGCTACAGTCAACAATTTTGACATTCTTACAAAGAAGCAAGCAGATCAAGACTACATAGTTGGTCTTATTGGCGGTACATCAACATCTGCTAACACTGCAAACACAGTTGTAAAGCGTGATGCTAATGGTAACTTTGCAGCAGGAACAGTTACAGCAGCCTTAACAGGTAACGTAACTGGTAATTTAACAGGCAACGTAACAGGTGACGTAACTGGAACAGTTTCAAGCCTTTCAAACCATGACACTGCAGATCTTGCAGAAGGAACAAACCTTTACTTCACAGATGAAAGAGCACAAGATGCCATTGGAAACAATGTTGGAACTGGTCTTTCATATAATGATTCAACAGGTGCAGTATCTGTAACAGCAAATACTTATGACGCATACGGTGCAGCAGCAGCAGCTAAAACTGCAGCAGAAGCAACAGCAGCATCAGACGCTACATCTAAAGTCGCTGCAGAAGCAGCACTTAGAGTATCAGGCGACTCAGCCTCAGTAGCAACTGCATCAGCAGATG